CTTTTTGTGATGTACGCTTCCGATAAGGAACCATATTTTTGTTACGGATTATTCCAAATTCGATAACTGAGTTATCCAAAATAGAATTCTCCGTATGGCAGACATTGTACAAAATGCTAGAGTAAAAAGCACGGTTGTTCCGTGCTTCATACTTTCTAGTACGTTGTTGGATTGTAGTAAACATCCATCTTCTATAACCATCGCTAGTAAACGATCTAGGTCGAACTTCATCCCAATTTTTATGTTGATGGCCATCTCCAAGCCCAAAAGGCCCTCGAGGTGGATTCCCATTATAACATAAAGTGGTTTGTCGATCGACGTAGTCGTACACTGGCTTAAGTGTAGAGTCACAAACGTACCAAGCGCATCTCCGATGCGCAAGGTTACGTAGTCTGTTTTGCAGAATGATAAGTTCTGTTCCATGATATGATCCTTCTCGAATATACATCGGCGTTACATCTACACCAGCAAAAAAATGACCACCGCAGCTCTCCCGAAATAAACCTGAAAAGAAACTCTTTTTCATATTCATTTCGAAGCCAACGATGGGTAGCCAATGTTGTAAATCATCTACGATCTGTAATGGGCATATTATATCATCTCCATACACACTCAGTGTGTCGGGGGTGTATGATATACCTTTTCGATCGCATAGAACCATGCAGAGAGACAAAAATATTAAGGTTTCGAGCTCAAATGTATAGGAATTTCCCATACTTGAGAACTTCTCCAACTTTATATATTCGTCTTTATAGCATGTGAGACCACAACGTAGCGACTCCATAATATCAAACCAATTGGGCGGCAAAACCGCTTCAACTAGTTTATATGATATGGTGTCACTGGCTGCTTTCAGGTCAATAGTCGCTAGGCGACCATCGATGGAAGCACGTTGTGCGAGAACACGATGTTTTTCCTGAAGCTGTGGTATATTATATCCAACTCTTGCCAAAGAGTTTTTTATAAGTTGACCAATGGCTCCTTGAAAAAATGTGTTCAAGTTAGGCTCAACACAGATTGCTCTGTGCGTCTTGGCATTTTTTTGTACAAAAAGCAGATTGCTACCCGGCTCCATTATAAATAATGGTTTACCCCGATGGACTTTCATCCATGACGGATACTCTGTGAGTAAACTCACAAATGGGTAGGCAGACCAAGTAATACCGAGATCCTGAACCTTTTCATATGGTGACGTTGCGTCACCGTGTGTTACGGTCGTAGATCCTGGTCCAAACTTAGCGTGTTTGGCGATATTCTCACCAAACTGTAAAAAACTATAACAGGGTAAAATCTTCGTTATTTTACGATTCCATTCAGTTAGAAGTAACTGAAGGTCGCGACTACTCTGTTGGTTAAGAGAGTCGAACGAGGAAGCTATCCTAATATTAGTTAATTTACATTGCCGTTCGCTTTCAAGAAACTTTTGAAATGACACTTCTTCCAGGTTAAGATCCGTATTAAGAAATTTATTCTTACTAAGGAACTCAGCTAAGAGATAGTCATCACGAAAGTGAAAACGATCATCGTAGTTATACTTAAGAGGGTCAACAGCCAGCGAAGCGAGCTCAAGGTGAGCAATGGTAGAACCATTGTCCAGCAAGAGCTCGATAGTGCGGGCTATTGGCCTGTCTATAGCACCTACGATAAGTTTGATACATTTCTTGATATCGAAATCATTTCGACATTTACGTTGCTCAGCAAACATGTTAACACTCCAATTTAGAAGTTAGAACTTACTAGAAAGGGAATTCGTCCTTATATGCGTCTTTGAATGTAGTAGATAGTAGCGCGTTTGTATACGCTGCCATCGTTCCTTCAATTTCGCCGCTTGTCGCATCAACAGGAATGATCAATTCACTGTTAAGTTGCAAGCTAAAGACGACTGTGTTAACACCGTTTATTTCGCGCACGCAGGGTACGACCATTTTTACGGATACCCGTCTTACCTTAGACTTCGCAGTGGCAGCTTTACGACCTAACGTCAGAACATAGTTCTGCGCGTAAGTAGCGTTGATCTGTCTCCATGAAACTAAGTTAGCGGATACCGTATTTACTTTCCAATCGTTTGGACTTGTGGTACTAGCAGTGGCATAGCCAGTACCGAGGGAAATATCTGTAACTGCAGACATGACAGTCTCCTTTCGAAGAAATTTGAAATTAGCGAATTCTCTGGATAGCGAGAGCTAACCCAGATATTGACTTTTTAAGGTCAAATTCGCCGGCTGTGATGATGTTGTTGAGAAAGTTACCTAATCGCGGGGGGTATGTTGGAATTGACGTAGTAATACGCCTCTTTCTTACATGCGCACGCAATGAACCATTACCACTATAGGATAGTCCGGTTTGACCGTTTCTATATCTAGAGCAGTAGTAGTTCTCGCCCCACTGAGCTGAGTGAGTGATTGATATTCGGTTAATAGAAAGCCCAAAGTCACGTGAAAACTGACCGAGGAACTCATCTACATTAACGAACCAATCAGCCACAAAGCTCAAGGGCAATAGGTTCCACGCGAGATTCACAGGATTGGCTAAGCCAAGACTGTTAGCATCGCTAGCGAGAGGGTTACTTACGTAACCATCTATTACCACAGAACACTTCCTGTAGCCCTTAACGACAGTACGAGAAAAATGATTACCAGGTAACTGGTTACCATTAATGTTTGTCTTATCGATAAGGACCATCTTGGAAGCCCGATGTGAGTGCTGTTTTTGAACATCAGAGTATTTGTCAAACAAAAACTCAGCTGTACCTAGACAGTCTGACATCAGAGGTATCCATCCGTATCTGGCTTCAAGCCAAATATTAGATGCATCTTTCCATAGACTAAGAAGGTGCTTTTGATTAATAACTGCTACAGCTGCTGGAACGTTTCCACGTTTCAAAAACAGTATGCACTTATGTATATCATCAACACGTTTCCTAATCATGGCGTAAGTTTTTTCTCTTTCGAAATAAAACTCACCGAGAGATGCTTTGGATTCACTCAATGTTCTGAGCGCTTTCTCAAGGACTTCCCTTTCAAGATCATCATCGATTGAAAAAGAGAAGCCTGGTGCCGTACCAACTAAAGTTGTATTTAGAGGTACACTAGTACTAGCAAGACTAGCAATTCCACCGTTGACCACCATACCAATATCAATCCCGTAAAACGGATTAGATATAGTATGGTATAACTGGTGTTCGTAATTGTGCCATTCACTAAGGTTGTTATTGTGTACAGATTCTTGATAGAAAGTTCTAAGCTCAGTTTGCAAATGAGCATTATTACTGTTCTGATAGATATCTGTCCAAGCAATATCAACATAGTGATTAACATTATCATGACTTAGACGAGATTTCTTTCGAAATTTCCTAGGTCGACGATACTTTTTAATCTTATGCAGACGTTTTATTTGGGAATAAGGATAGCGATAGCGCACTTCTGAATCAGCAAGTACGAGATTGCGCCTAAACTCAAGTTCAACTTCGGATGAGACTGGCATGATTACACTCCTGTGACGATAAATATGTCGTCCCAGGAGGGAGACACCAAGAGAGCCG